GATGGCTTGTGCCGAACTATTCGAGTTTAAGTACAACATCTCTCGGGATTAGGTGAGCCTCTGGCACGATGTCGTCCAACCAATACATCGTGGGCTCGTATTTGTAACGGCAAAAGGCAGACACATTTACGCTACTCTTGACATCCGCCACGAGCGGTTCCGTCATACAAAAGTATTTGACCCGCGTATTGTCGTAGACGTGCTGCGCCGAACACCCATCCAACCCGACCCGGCGGTTCGACCACATCAACTTCGTTTTGTCGGCTATCCATCGCTTTAGAAACCGCCCGGCTCCGCAAGGATACCCCTTGAACAAGGTCCCTTCCCGGTTGTCAGCCCGGAACATATAGATATTTCGAAAGCACGCATAGTCGTGTTCTTCGATATTATCGACGATATAGGACCCCGCCCCGGGAAGTAGGAAGTCGTCGCTTCCAAGCTGCATCATTACGTCCCAATCGTACCCCTTCATCCACTCGTAAAGCTCTTGGTTCTTGAGCCCAAGGGTTTCGTTGGTGACTTCCTTGTACTTGTAGCCGAACTCCTCCGCGAGCTGCGCGTGAACCTCCTCAGAGACCCCTATAAATGGCTCGATTTCGTAGCCAGCCGCGAGGAACTCCGCTCGTATCCTTTCGATACCTACGTAGCAAGCGCGGGTCATCTCGACTCGCTGCCAGACGGGAATGTGAATGGCTATTTTCATCCGAGATACTTGTTCCAAAGTGCGGTCATATCCCTTGTTTGCGACTGGTCCCAAATTGTGTCTTGCGGCTTGAGATAGCCGAAGTACTGGTGACGATGTTTAATCGCCTGAATAGGAACGCCATTTGTCTTTGCCCAACTTCCAACTAGAATATCGGTACAATTCCAGTCCTGCTCGAGTTCCTTTTGCAGACGCTGGTAGATTTCCTTTGGGTAAAAGGAACAAGCCGTACTTCCGGCGGTTACTTGAATCTCCCTCAAGTTTTCGTACAAGCAATGAACCTCGTTACGCACTTCTCCAAAGTAGTTCACGGTCGGTCCCTGCCAAGTTTTGCCGTGATGGGTCAGGATAGCCCCGGGAAACCGCTTGGCATTTCGAACGAAGTCCTGAACGTAGCCCTCTGGATAAACAAGGTCGTCGTCCAACGTGACGAAGTCGTTTTCGCTGGCGTGAAATTTGCCAATATCGCCAGTGTTTTCACCCCAAGAGACGACGCACCACGAAGGAAAAGCCGGGGGGTCCTCCCCCTGCCAGCGGATATACAAGGTGTTGAGCTGCCCCGCTAGGCTTTCAATTGTTTTGACGCTTGCAGGGAAGCGTTCTGGGAGCATCGCGATACCCCCGTCGACTAGGTGTTTCATTGGCACAAGTTCAGGTCTTTTTAGGGCAAAAAAAAGCCCCATCGCTGGGGCTCTTTCTTAGGTGAAAAATCGTTAGGTCGCTGCGCCGTAGGTAATGTTCGTCACAGCGGACAAAATCGGAGCTGGGATAACCTCATTCGCGGTAAACGTAATGTTGTAACCGTTCAGGTCTCCAGCCGCCGTACCCGTAGAAACGGAACCGCCGTTGGTTTCACACCCTGAAGTGTGCCCCATTACCATACGATTTCCGTTCACGTCCTCAACGATGATGCAAACCCGGTTCTTCAGGAGGTCGGCCAACTCTTGGTTGTCGATAGCCCGAATCTTGGGGTACTGAATCGTTACGACTTGTTCGAAATAGACGGTTCCGTTCTCGATAGAGCTTTGAACCGTTTGAACGAATGAGCCGCTATTCTTGGTAAGCTCAAAAGGGTAGACAGTAATAGCTACTGCTGCCCCTGCCAACGCGCCGCTTGCGGGAGTACCCCAGTCGGCAGCGTCGAACTTCTTGAACCATACCCGGCGAATACCCCCAATAGCATCCTTGCATTGGAGGGTACGCCCGTTAACTGTCAGTGTGCAACTCATCAGTTAACGAATTAGGTAGTCCGACGGAGCAAGCCGTAAGAGTTGTGGTCTACTACTTGAGTTCCGAAAGCGAACTTCATAATGATACGCGTAACGTCGTCGCCCGTTACGTCGATGAGGTCCAGTACGCGAGCTTCGGTAAGGTCGGTCAGGAGGTTACATCCAACGTACAAGTTCTCAACCCGCGAAATCAACAAGGTATCGTCCGGGAAACCAGCAGGGGTAACTACGCGGTAGCCAGCGTACTTGTCAGCCAAACCTTCAGCGAAGAAAGCCAGCTGAGCCGTACCAGCCAAAGCCGAGAAGTACAACTGCCTCGAAGCGCGGCTCATATAGATAACCGCGTCCGGGTCACCCAACAAAGCCGGAGGGCAAGAGGTCGTAGTCAACTGGAGCAACTTCGACAAGATGTTGGCCGCAGTCAAAGCTCCCGTCAAGTTGGCTTCGTAGGTTGGAGTAGCCAAAACCATCTGACGCAACAAGCCGTTGAAAGCCGTAAAGCTTGCGCTCGTAGCCACGCCCGCGTCGGGGTTGTAGTTACCCTGCCAAATGTTCCGCTCGATAGCTTCAGCTGCACGCTTTGCAACGTACATAGCTGCTCCGTCCTTGTACGAGCCCGGAGCGATTGCAGAGGCTCCCGCCATCAGTTCGCTTGCCCAAGTCGTGCGAAGGTCTTTGTTGCAAATCTGGTCGTTAATTTGCAGTTCGGTCAGCGTCAATTGAACGTCGCTCAGGTCGAGCGCGGTTCCGCTGGTGAACGTACAAGTCGCGGCTTGGATTTGCGAGCCAGTGAACTTCCGCAACTGCGCCTTGTGCCGAACGTTATCCAGCAAAGTAACGTAGCCGTTTGCGATAGTGTCAGCCGCGAGAATCGCGGGGGCTACGTAGGGAAGCGCAGCTTTCCCGGCGTAGTTGTTTGTGGTAAATGTACCGTCTGCCATAATTTCTAGTTATGAGAATTGATTTTGAATTGCTTTTACACGCTCTGCCAAAGGCAGCTTAGCGATGTCCTCGCGGGACATCTGAACCTTTACCGGGTTGCGAACCAAACCGCCCGCGGGCTGCTTGCTCAACTTCTCGATTTTGGCTTCTTTTTCCTTCAGTTGCTTGGAGAGCTTTTCCTGAAGCTTGCCAACTTCTGCGGCAATCATCTCAGAAACAATCTCCCGCGTCAACACTTCCGCCGCAAGCTCTTCCGCTGGTGCTTCCGCTTCGGCGGCGGGCATCTCCCAAGCCGCTACTACGCCCTCAGCTACCGTGAACTCGGTTCCATCTTCGAGCTTGTACTCGCCATCGGGAAGAGGGATTTGCTCGCCCTCCTCGTTCACGACGAATACCGCTACTCCGATAGCCCAAGCTTCGGCATCGGTCGCGATAGTTTGACCGCTATCAAGTGTGGCTTCCGCCATCTTGACTTCTTCTTTCTCTTCGGAGAGTTTCGCAGCAATGACCGCGTACTTCTCAAAGAGCTTTTCGACTCGCTTTTGTAAGCTCATTTGAATTGGATTATATGGGTTTAACGAAAATCATTCTTCGGTGTTGACACCTTCTAAGGCAATGCGTCCCAGCTCATCCTTAAAGATGTCGTTCAGTTCGTTCAAAAAGCCGTCTTCGGTGAGTTCCTCGTGACTGCTCAGCTCCTCCCGCTTCTTAAAATAACCCTCGATAGAAAAGCCTTTGAGCCGTCCCGTTTTTACCCACTCGTCCCAGATAGGTTCGCTCTCAATTTTCATCGAAACCATCCAAGTTCCTACGGGCAAATCGAAGCCGTAGAGCTTGGACTTGTCTTGTTCGCCCTCGACAATCCAGCTTTCTACTACCGTCGTGCTGGCAATGCCTACTTCGTGTTCGACGGTTGCGGAGTTTTGGCGTCCGTTCTTAAAGTAGAGTTCCATCGACTTTCGGACGGTCTCCTTCGAGAAGAAAATATGGAACTCTTCTTCTCCCTTGCGGCGGTAGATGGGCTTATCTGGGATGAGAGCCGGACCCATCACAATACGCCGCTCTTGGTCTTGCGCCTTGAACAGAAGTTGTTCGGATAGCGTTACCCAATTCTCGTCGATAGCCGGAGCCTCGACAAGCGAAATCGCTTGGATGCCCTCCAACTCCCCGTCAATAACCATTTCGATTAAATCCATCTTCTTTGATTTATCCAAATAACGCGACCCGGTCCCGTAACCTTTGGTCGGCTTGCATTTGATTACTTACTTCAGACCCCAAGACGTAGGCCCGGAACCCGGAATTATCTTGGTTGAGAGAGAAGCCCGGGGCGGGAGCTGCCATCGGAGACGTAGCGGACGACATCGTAACTGAAGGAGTAGAAGGAGCGGAAGAGGGTTGGAACTGCTGGCGTGCAATCGTTGCTACTTGTGCCGCACCCATAGCTCCGACCGCGATGGCTTGGGCTATCCTCAACGCCGTGCTGGGCATCGTCTTGTCGGTCAGTGCGGCGGTTACACCCTCTGCGGTCGACATTATAGCCTGAACGATAGAGAGGGTTTTTTGGAGCTGGAAAGAGCGACGCGCCCGCTTCTCGTCGTTCTTAAGGAATAGCGTCCCAAGCGAATCGGCGACCTGAAGTCCCATCTGCAAAATCTCCCCGCTTTGCTTGACGTACGCTGCGCTTTCGGTAGAATAGTATTCCATATTCATCTGGAACGTATCCCTTCTCCTTTGACGCGCTTCCTCTTCCAGTTGCTCTTCGGTCTTGTAGGCTTCCGAAATTATCAGCCCTCGTTCTGCCAGTATCTTTTTAGCCTCATCGTTTTCGACCTGCCCCTTAGCTCGTAGCAGTTCAATTTGCGTCAGAGCATTCGCTTCGCGATACGCTGCAATAGCCTCAAGGGTCTTGGTCTTCTCTTCCTCCGCCAGTCGGATACCTTCCGCCCGTAGCCCGTTGACCTTGTTTTGGAGTTCCGTCTGGAGGGTGCGAGATTCCTGCTGGATGTTAAAGACCTCCGCTTCGAGTTCCGCAAGCCTCATCAGGTCCTCCTCGCTGGAGTAGGACATAGCTTGCTTTTCCTTCTCAATTCGGAACTCCTCTTGAGCGATGCGGACCCGCTCCGCTACCAGCTCTTGTTCGAGTTTAGCTGCTTGTTTCGCTGCCGTAATGCGTTCCTTTATGCTTTTGTTTACGTCGTCCGAAATCATCTTGAGACGCTCAATCTCCGCCCTCTGTTTGGCGGTCTCTACTACGATTCCGCGTTGGGATTCGCGGAGGGCTTGTGTCGCTTTGGTCAGTTCGGTTACGGCGTTGAACTCTTTTCGAACCTCTGCCCCGAACCCGCTCACGGCTGCCGTAGCGTCGTCTACTGCTCCGGCAAAATCTCCCTTGAATAGCTTGACGATTGCGCTGCCGAACTTTCCGGCTCGTTCAATCAGCACGTTGAAAACCGCCCCGAGTCCCTGCACTGCAACCTCGAGGGCTTTGGCTCCTTCTTTGGTTTGGGCGAAGTAAGCTACCAGAGAGCCGATAGCCACGACAAACGCCCCAATACCCGTAGCTATCAGAGCGACCTTGGTTAAGTTCAGACCCGCGATGAGGCTTCCGATACCCGCCCGGGCTTTGACAAGAGAACTCGCCCAACCGCCCGTGACGTTGTCCAATAATCCTATGCTTTCCTCGCCCGCCGTGCCTAGGTCTTTGACCGCGTTGTTCGCTTTATCAAAGGCTTGGTCAAGCTGACTGGTGTCCGCTTTAACTGTTACAACTGCTTCGTCTTTCTTTGCCATTATCCGAAGGTTCCTATTAGCACCCACACAAGGAAGACCAGCAGCGTAACCCATCCAATCAGGATGAAAGCAGCCAAGTACCAGTCCACTACCTTAACCCACTTCGGCGTCTTTGCTTTCGTCTGCATCAACTCGATAGCGTCCAAGACAAAAGAGAAATCTTTGGTTTCCTTGACCATCAAAGAGGAATTGGATTGTAGCACTTACCCGTCGCCTCGTATTCGAAGCCGTACTTTTTGCAGCACTCTTCCGTCGCGCTCGTGGGCGTGAACTGAACTATACCCCCCTTACCAGTATCGGGCAGGGTAGAACAGTCGGCAATCTCCCCAAGCATCTTAACGAGCTTCACTTCTACTACCCCCGGGGTCGTGGGGTCGTAGTTGGAAATCTCCAGAACCCTCCAATAAGTGTTCTTGAGGTAGATTTTGTCGCTCCATTCAAAGGTCGAGATGTCGACGGAATCGAGATAGAAGAAAGCCCGCATCATTCGAGCGTCGGCGCTATAAAGCTCGTTCGCCCAAGGTCTCCAATACTTGTAATAAAGCCCGTTCAAGGGGATGGCAAAAATCTCCCTTCGCGCTCTGGGGTGTCCGAAGTTCAAACTGTCGTCGTCGACGTCTGCGCTCCAGTCGCTGAACTCGCTGAAAGCGGGATAGCCCTCCGTCTTTGCCGTTCCCGAGTCGTTGAGGTAGTAGATAGGCTCATCCTTTAACCCGTTCCAAAAAGCGAGCATAGGCTTCGGGTCGGCTATCTGGCGGTCGGTAATTGTCTCCGCGTCGTTGTATAGCCGTCCAATAGCATAGCCCGTATCCATCACTTGCCAAGTGATAAACGGCGAAAACTCGCTTTGTATCTTCAGCTCCCCGGTCGCGAAGTCGTTGTTGGGGTCGTAAATAACCCGCGCCCCGTACACGTTGCCAGCCTCTTTCTTGTTGGTATTTGCGATGTCGGTAGATTCGGAATGGGTCCAAGTGTACTTCCTTCTCTGAAGGTCGGCGGTCGTGCTTACCGTTATATCTTTCTCAAGGTCGAGCTTGTTGGTCCAGTCCTTGACCGCTCCGGTTGCGAAGTAGTCGCTAAACGGCTCGATGTAGAAGTGATTGAGGCGGTTTCTGTCCGGGACGAAGACGAGGTTAAACATCTTCTGAATGCCTGAAAGAAAGTCGATGCTTTTAATCGTCGGCATCGCCTTAGAGACGTCGACGTAAAAGCCCGTATCTGCGGTGAACTCGAAGAGCTGCAAAGACGTTCCCCCAAGGAATTGACCGCCCGCGAGAATGTCAGCCCCAAAAGTGGAGTTGACTTCTATTTTGAGCGTCTCGTTTAGGGCCATCACTTTCGTAACCTCTATGTATTGGTCAAGACCGCCAGCATAGGTTATGTCAGCCCCGACGGAGAAGTTGAATCTCCATTGCAGGGCTTCCGCCGGGTTGTTCGAATAGGTAGTGTAAAGCCGGAAAGTATAAGTACCGCCATAGGGCGCGGTAAAGGTGTCCGTAGCCCAGTGCCCCCCGTTGTCGTAAAAGACCCCGGTTTCGGAGAAGGGAACTGCCGTCCATCCCCCCCCGGCTATGAAGACATCAGTCAACCTGCCGACGTGAAAGATGTCGTTGCGGAAGTCGTCGGTAGTAGGCAACAGTAACCCCCCCTTGTTGCAGCACCAGTAGAGGTCCGTCATTGTCCCCATCCAAGTGCTGGTGTAGGTCAGCCCCGCCGTAGAGAAGATTTTGTCTACAATGACCTTGAGACGAACGAATGGCGTGAACTGCCATTGGTTAATAGCGTTCGCCGCGACGTTAGGGAAGGTTGAGGAGTCCCAAGCCCAGCCCTTATCGACGAGTCCAATCCTTACCCGCCCTGAATTGAGCAGCCCGTTCCAGCTATCTACCAAGGTTTGGTCTTTCATCTGGAAGTCGAGAGATGCCCAATCCAAATCCTCCACAAGCCCATCGCCTATCCTCTTTGAGAGGTCGGCTCCCTCCCCGTAAAAAGCCAACTCGACGTCTATAAACTGTCCTTGCTGGATGTACCAATTTTCGAGCTGAATAAACCCCTCCAAAATCGGCACTCCATTAACCAAAATCCTTGCGTCGGTCTTTTGCTTGAGGTCGAAGTTGGGAACTTGGCTCCAGTCAAACGGTCCAAATATCTTCTGGTTCTGTTGGGTGAGCGGGACCCGGAACCGTTGGGAGTAGGAGCTGGTCGGCTCGTTGATGTTTTCGACCTTGGTAAACTCGAAAGACAAGTTGATGGGCTCGAACTCGTAGACCTCGAGTTGATGCCAATCCACGCCCCGTTTGGCCAGTATGCGTAGGTCTGTCATATCTCCACTTGTTGCGCGAGTTTGACCTGCAATTGAACTTGGTTCAAGTCAGACGCCGTAGCTCGGACGTTGAACGAGTTCGAAACCAAGGTAACGGGAATCCAGCTCCCGTAGCGGATGTACACTTGCTTTGACTTTAAGAGCTGGGGCATCAGAGCAAACTCCGTAGCGTTCATTACCGAGTTTAACGTGTACACCATTTCAGCGGTCTTGAGGAAAGGGACGGTCTGGGGCTCGTGACTGTTGTACGTGAACGTCGCTACGTTGTAATCTCCCAAATACTTGGTGTACGTTTTCTCCTCAATCGAGGTTTGGGTGCTTGGGCGTCCTTCGAATTTGAGGTAGTCCCATCCGCCCCGGCTATTCTGGAAAGCAACTTGGACGTTGTACTTCCCCTTGCAGGTTTTGGTGACCTTGATAGACCGACCCTTTACGGTCGCCGTTCCGCCAATAATAGGGGTAATCGAATAGTAGGTCCATCCGCTTAGAGTTATGCCCGTAATAGCCTCTACGTTGACTGGCATTAGGGCGGCGTAGGTAAGCGTCCCTTGTACGTTGCTCCCCGGCGTCGCGGAGGGAAGCTGGCTGCCGTTGGTGGTATTGATGTCTACTTCTACCGACGTGAACGTAGAGGGGAATTGAACGTAGTATTTGAGGGCGGTTACGTCAGAGACGACGCTTGTATTGATGAAGCCAACCATTCCTTCGTCGGTGTCGTCGGCTTCCATCTGGATTTGCGTTCCGTTTACCTCCCTATCTGAAAGCCAAAACTTCTTGTCGTCCGCCGTCCCGTAGTAAGCGGCGAAGGAGGGATGTAGACCTTGGCTTGGCTGCTCCGCTCCGTCGAGGAGATAGATAGTCGAGGTCTTTTGGGCGAGCGTCTCCGTCGTGCCGTTCCACTCCCCTACCTTGACCTCGTACTTCTTGACCCCGTTCGAAGCCTTGGTGAGCGGCTTGGTCGTGTAAGAGAAGATAGGGCGAGTATCTCCCGAAGCGATGTTGTCGAGCTTCACGCGGTTGCGTATCATCGACAAGTCAAAGTGAGCTTTGTCGTCGTCGTTAGGCCGAAGGTAGTATTTGGCTATCTCGGTCCCGTTCTCAAATACCTGAATGATATAGGCAAACGAAGCGGTAATTGTCGTCGAGGTCGTGAGCGTGAAGATGAGCCGTTGACCAGCGGGACGCCAGTTGTCGGGAGCGGAGACGAAGGATGCCATTAGATTTTAGCCTTAATCGTGATGTTGCCTATCTGGGCCGAAAGCTGCTTTGCGAACTGGTTGGCCAGAGCTTGTTGCAGTTGGCTCTTGTTCTTCTTCAGCGCGTATTCGTAGCCCCTTTCAAAGTAACGGACCCCTACTATTCCCTTACGCTTGATAGCCCGCCCAATGAGGAACGCCACTTGGTCCTCGAGCTTCTTGGTTTTCTTGACGAACTGCCCGCTGGTTTGGTTCCTCATTCGAATAGGCTTGTTTTTAATCCAAGCCTTGACCGCTTTTGGGGGCGGCTGCTTCTTGAACGTGTACGGGCTGCCTTGTTTCTTTTCGGTTCCGTTGACCCCAAAGTGAATGAAGGGAGCGTAGACCTTGGCTTTGCCTTTGGCTTGGAAAGAAATCGTCGTTACTCCCTTGTTGCCGTATCGGAACTTGTAGATAAGGTTCTTCTGGAGCGTTCTAGTCGCTACCCCGTAGTTTCGGTTCTTGCCTATGCGCCGAACTCCCAGCTCACGCTTGGACGCGTTAAGGATGTCGTCGGCAAACTTGAGCCAAATCTTCTCTACCTCTTCCTTATCAAGCTTCATCGCCCTTGCCCTTTGTACGGCTTCGCGTAGTTCTTCGAACCCTTGTGCGTGCCGTTCTTTTTCTTCGCGTGAACTCCGGGACGCGAGATGTCTTGAGGCGCGTAGTTGGTTACGCTTTGCGTCTTTGCCATTATAGTTCTTGCGGGTTAGGAAACCAACCTTGAGCAACCATATAAGCTTCATCGTAAACAGTTACGTCACTTGGGATGATTTGTTGAAATGTCACCAAGGAAGACGTTAAGATGAAGTCGGCCAAAGCTTGTATTTCTTGCGGGTCCATAATGGGAAATAGGGCCACCAGCTCGTCGAGTTTGGCTTGGTTGTGAACGGCTATCTCGTAGTCGAGGCGCACGACAAGCGCGTGCTGCACGCCGTCGGGATGCGCGATGACACCGAACACGTTGCCGTCGGCTTGGTAGGGTTCTTGAACCGCTATAGGGGCAGTGATGCAGTAGAGTTCCCTTGAGATTGCCGCCGCCCGCTCTGCGCTGCTAAAGGGTCCTTGAGGGGTAACGATGATGTAGCCCATTAGTAAATTGAGAAGTACGAGTTAATGTTGGTTTCGATGCCAGAGCGGTTTGAGGATTGGTCACTTAGATAGATAATCATTTCTTGGAAGTAGCCCGTCAAAGTAAAACTGTTATTCCCCCCCGCTCCTATTTGGAAATTGTATGCCGCGTTGTTCGTCGTGGGCGTTCTGGTTTGGGTGTTTGTGCCAAACGTCGCGCTTCCGTTGATGGCTTGGAGACCGCGATTCGCAGCCGTAGCGTTATCTGCATCAAAGAGGGTAGTGACCAGCGTTTGCGTGTTGGGCGTGATTTTGTCCGCTACCGTCTGAATAACCGGGCCGTTACCGCTACCCGCGGAGTTGAAAACTCCAATACGTGCGGCGTTATTTGCAGGGACAATAGTTCGGTCTTCGTAGGCTATCCACATTCCGTTACCAGCAGACGCCGCCGCACTATTGCCACAATACGCGTAAGCTGCGTTCGGGTCCGAGACCTTGCCCGCCGCCGCAACCAAAAACACGGCGGTAGTCGTGCCGTTATGAAGTGCGTTAAATGTGGTCGTGCTGCTCGCTATGGTGAGAAATTGCGATGCGTGGTCAAAAGCTGGCTTAGAATTAAGCAGGACTACCCCCGTGCTGCTGTCGTAAATCTTCGGCTGACTTGCAGTCGTCGTTTGCGTCGCGTTCCTCGCGTTGCCGCTTTGGTCGTACCAAGTTCGTATAAACCCGTTTGTCCCCGTACAAAAGGTTGCAAGAGCGGAAGTGTTTAAATTTCCTGAACTTGTAAAGCCTATGTCTTGTTCCGTGTTGTCGGATGCCCGCCGAACACGGATGCACGAACCTCCGTAGTCATTATCAAGGAGACGCACGGAGAAAGCTGCCGCCGCTGACGGGTAGTCATCGAGCAGACGGTTGCTCAGATGCCGCAAGCGTGCGGCAGTAACTGCTTTAAGAAACATCATACCAATGCCCGTTCCCCGGTAAGGGTCCATACGTTTTCCGCTACTCGTTTGAGGGCTATTACGGAATAACGGGCAAAGCTCTTTAGAGTTTCGCTACTGTTAATTGTCACCCCCGACACTGCGGCTATTGTAATTTGTCCAGTGTTGTTCTGCTCAAAATATATCTCCGTATCTGCGGCCCAAGCTACTGAGGACTGAAGCGGCACGGTAATCGTCACGGCGGTTGTGCTGGTAGTTTGGATGTAGTCGCCCGCGTCGCTAAGTGCCAGTGTGTAGCTCGTTCCGCTTTGCGTCCTAACCACACTATAAGAGCTTCCCCCTCCCCCGCTTGCGGCAATGGTAATCTCGTCGTTGGTGGCGTTGGTAGTGATGGTTACGTTGCTGCCCGCGATGAGGGTTAGGGTGTCCGTCTTGCTCTCCGCCTCTACCGTGCTTTGACCCGCAACCGCGACGTTCGAAAAGGCATTTTGGTTGACCTCTGCGCCCGTCGCAATTCCCTCAAGCTTATTAAAGTGAGCTGCGCTCATCGACCCCGCAAGGCTCGCGGTAGCCGCCGTGATAGATACGATAGGAGCGGTCGTCCCCGTGACCGCGATAGGACTAACCCCGGTCACCCCGGTTACGACGTTGGGAGCAGCAACGGTTATCGTTCCGTCGCCGTTGGTGATAGTGATATTTGTTCCCGCAGTTATCGCAGCTTGAGCGGGTCCGGACGTCCCGCCGATAATCAGATGCCCGTTTGTTTTGGGCAAGCCGTAGGGCTGGAAGACCTTGGTCGTATCGTTGTAAATGAGGATGTCCTTATCTGCAACCCCCGTCGTCGTAACCCCCTTGATTTGGTTGAGCGGAAGCGTCCCGGTTTCGTAGCGGGAGGTAGTCGCGTTCCACTTCAGGACGCTGGTTTTGCCCGTCTCAGTCGTCACGGTTGCGTCTACGTCGCTGAGGTCTCCCAGCTCGTACCCCGGCGTAAAGTTCCGCACGAAGACGCGCCCCGTATTTACGTGCTGACGCGTTACAACCCCTATTGCAATGCGATGATTTGGCGCGGTTGGAGCCGTTGACGTCAACTCCCCTGCCGTCGTCGATGCGTAGAGGATAGTCCCGACGGGGTAGGCCAAAGTATTGAGCCCGTAAATCGTCCCATAGCTTCTGACGTGCCCCGGTTGCCCCGCCGGGATGCTTCGCATTGTCACTCCAATAACGGTTCGCACGTCACTTGCAGAGCTGGCGGAGAAGAGGCTGATAGTCGGTCGGTCTCCCTGAGCGGAACCCGCAAACCCCACTACTTTTCCTATTGCAATTGTGCTGGCGGTTGCATTGTAAACGGGAAAATCTACCTTGGCAGGACCCCCGTTAATCCAGTACCCGGAAGCTTCGTCGTAGACCAACGCTTCGCGGTCGAGGGGTTCGTCCAACGCAACGTCGGTAAGGTCGTCAAGAGCGATGTCCCCTGCCCCTGAGATGTTCAGGGTTACCTGCCCTCCCCCGTCGTCGGTAAGCGTGCCGTTGGGCACTACGATAGTCCGCACGGACTGAACGTCGGTAGCACTGTCTACCGTCCTGACCCGCAGAACACCCCGGCGAGCGTAGACGATTTCGCCGCCCTCTGGAGATACGCCGTCGATAGGAGCGTTGCATGCGTCACGGTCGTAGGGTATCTGAACGTCGACCTCCAGAAGGACCCCCGCGAGGACGTTGCTCGACTCCTCCAGCAAGGGAGAAACCCGCGCCGAAGCTATCGTGTAATCTTC